CCTCTAGGAATACTAGAGGGGGCCTTTTGTATTTATATAGGTATTTCTACTTAGACTTCTTAGTCATTCTTTGTATATACGTATAAGGTGTATCAGTTACCCAACCAACAATAAACAACAAGATAAACACTATCCATACCCATAAAGGTAACTCGTTATTAGTAGTTGTAGTATTACTCTGGTCTATAGTATCGACCCTAGCTTTAGGTCTCAAGGTAACACTTGGGTTACTGCTGTTGACCTCTAGTTTTACACCTTGTACTTGCTCAACTTCCTTACCTACAGCTATAGGTACATTAGCTGCTACGTTAGTACCACCCCCAGATAGGAATGAAGGTAAACTACCGCAACTGCTTAATGCCAGCAATGCCAAAAGCACCGCCAACCAGAATAACAATCGGCCATATTGTTGCATTTACCATCTCCGTTTCACCTGTCAGTATAAGGTATATTAGTACTAGAGCAAACACAATAGCTACCTCACGTTTGTATGTCTTCTCTTTAGTCTTTTCCATAAGTTTGCCTCTCAGATATAGACCTTCCTCCAGCACCAATACAACTATCTAAAGTAACATACATAGTGTACTTCTCTGTCTGGTAGTAGTGGGTAGAACCCCTCACGTGACAAACACCTGTCTGAGACAGCTTAACTGTAGGGTGAAGATAAAGTTCAAATATTAAAGTCACTAATAAAGCAGAGACTACAGCGCCCACTACACCGTACCAGAGGTTAGACTTAACTCTTTTAGCTATCATTGCCCTAAGCCCCCACGAAAGACCCAAGCTGATACCGCAGCTACCATACTACCTACGACGAAAAGGGTTGTCCTGTCTTGGAACTGTTGTCTCTTCTCTTCCCTCTTAGCCATAGTCTCTACAGTCTGATTAAGGAGGGCTATTGTAGTGTTTAGCTTGTACAGGCTATCTTCTAGGGTCTCGTGGGATTGCTCTAGCTTAGATAACCTTCTACCAAAATCCTCTTGACTCATGGGTATGACTTCCTAGATAACTGCCAGTGTGGTCCATCCTTAAAGGACTTCCAGTCGCCACCCCACTCAAGGTCTACATCAAGCTCACTAGCAGCCTGTTTCATAGCATCTTCTATAGGATAGAAGTATTCCCAATCCCAAGACAGAGGATAAGGTGCAATGTCTACCGCATGTCCCGTCAGGTGCCTAGAGTTCATCGTTTGAGAAGCTCCAGATTTAACCAGTTGCCTCTGACGATCTATATTACGTACACCTTCGATCACACTAAAGTCTTGCTCGGTGATTTCGATTGCTTTCTTAACTACAGCCGCCAAGTCAGGATGAACACCTGAGAGGTTCTGTAGACTACGTTGTCCTAGTGCATATGTCATGATATTATCCTAACTCAAACCAAGATTCTAGCGAAGGGTTGCTTGATTGATTAACGCGGTAAGTGGAACCGTTGGGTACATTAAAGATCGAACTTTGGGTGTTGTATGAGGTTCCAGACTCTTGAGTGCCGACAGTTTCAGATATAGTAGTACCTCCAACTAGACTTGAGATAGTGAAAGCCTGCCTAGAAGAGTCTTGACCCCCTGACAACCCACCCAACGCTGTCACTGCAACTTGAATCATACGCCCCGTACTGTTGGTGTAAGTAGTACCAAAAGCCCTACTAGATGTTTCATCTGACCAACTCTGCGAGCTACTAAACCCTGTAGTGTCAGAAGTAACCAAAGCCTCAATCGCAGACTTAATCTTAGCAGGAGACACAAGGCTTTCTGTAGTCCCTGTACCAGCTTCCCATACAACAGTAGATTGATCCCCGATAAGACCTGTCTGTGTACCCCCTGAGTCAACAACTTGGGTGTCATCAAGGAGATTAAACGTGTCTGACGACTGGTTAAGGTAGGCAACGCTAATCCAAGCGTCATCAGCCTCAGCCCTCATATTAAGGGTGTTAGTCCCTGTGTCATACCACAGCATATTAGCGTAGGTGGTGCTAGGGGCAGAAGACCCCGAAGACAAACTTGCGAGAGCCTTCAGGGCATTGTTAATGTCAGTCCTAGCATTAGGTGCAGACTGGTTGTCTATAGTAAAGTCGTGTTGACTCATAGTTAATACTCCACTGTTGCCTTAAGTGTAGAGACACTAGGCGAGACGTTTGTGTTCTTACTGTTAAGTTCCGCTTTGAACTTGAAGCCTCTGCCTACAATTTCCGAACCGTTAGCAAGCTGCCAAGAACTCCAAGTAGGGGAACCTGAAGGGTCGTCTAAGGTAGATGCTACATAAACAACCACCCCAACATCTGCAAAGGTTGCCTCTGAGCCAGTCCAAGTGTCCCAAAACCCTCCCCAAGTATCCCAGTTCTGAGGAATGTCATCCCAAAGACCTGCTGTGGGAGAGACCCTAGTGAACACAGGGAAGCCCGTAACCCTACACAAGTTAGTAGACCCTGTATCTATAGGAGCAGAGAACTCGTAAGTCCCCGAAGGGCTTGCTGCGGATTGGTCCGTAATTATCAACTCGCCAGAAGACAAAGATGTGTTAGTGTTAGCCCCTGAGAAAGAGGGGTTCTCTACCTGTTCTAAGCTGTTACTTAGAGGGGGAAGCTCAGAAGATTCTACAACAAGAGTTGTGGGGTTGTTGCTAGGGTTCCCACCTTTGTCATAAGCCCTAATTAGGAACGTACCGCTTCTTACAGGTAGACTTGTAGTGGTGGCGGGTCTAGCAACCTTATCAATCACAACATTAGAGTTTGTCCAAGTTGCACCTGACGTAGACGCACTGTGGCGGATAACATAGTAGGATAAATCTAATTCAGGAACGGCTTCCCAACTGAAGAAGATAGAACCCCCTGTAAGTTGCTTTTGAAAACCTGTCACGTCTGAAGGGGGGTCTGACAGAGCGTCCACGTTAAAGTTTGGAAGGTACTCCCACTCACCCTTAACCCCAAAGGTGTTGATAGCCCTTGCCCTAATATCGTAGTCGCCTCTTCCAAGGTCAATACTAGAGAATATACCAAGCTCCCCCGTACCAACAGCTACATAGTTTGTACCAGAAGAAGGTTTTATCTGGATCTCTACTAGATCAATACGTTCAGATTGAGAGGAAGAAACAGTGATAACCAAAGTATTCACAAGTTTCTCTGAGAGAGTCTGAGCTTCCGCTACAGCACTGAGGCCGATAGGGGGGACTTCAAAAGGTGACAGGAGGTTGGTGTTATCTCTCTCATAAATTACACCATCACTGATGTCATCAAAGACACTCTCCGACACTTCCCGAAGGATCATCTGAACTTGTAGATCACCCCCGTCAACCAGACCAAAGGTCCAAGAGGTAACTTCAAACTCTTTATCTGTCCATCCAAACCTAGTGTTGTTTATCTTGATGTTATCCCCAACCTGAAGTTGAAAGGCTCTCATACCGAAGGAGGCTGTGATAGTAAGTTGCTGTCTATTTCTCTCAAGAGATACGTTAGCAATCCTACGAGCCTCTACAGCAGTGTCCGTAAAAGGTAGTGCAAGGTCGATAGAGGACTCTTGGCCTTTATCTGCTGTTAGGAAGTTGACATTAGTAACCTCTGGGTAATCTGTTACTTGCCAGTTGCTCTCTTCCCCTCGGAACGTACCTCTAACCGTGTTGTAGTTATCTCTACGGCTATGTCTAGTGTTTACGGTCACACTGCCTCTGAGGTCGTTCTCATCAAGCGTAAGAGCAGGTTCCGTCCAGTAGGCAGGCTTCAGACGCCACTCACCTTGAGCATACCATAGCAGGCCACCCATAGACGTGAGAATATTACCTAGCGTGTCGTAAGGGGTAGATGCTGTAGTGAAGGCTCCGTTGCATGTGTACCTTGTGCTACCATCTGGGGTGTCGGTACGCTCACAAACTGTAGCTGCGGTAGAAACTTTGTCGTCATCTACGTTAGCTTCTTCCTCACCCAGACCGTAAGTTGCGCTAGTTAGATAGTCTCTCAGGCACAGAGCGGGGTTATTAGACCAAGTAGTAGAGCCATCACGAGGGTCATAAACCTTCTTACCTTTGATAGTGGTAGTAATCTCAGGTACACCGTTAGGGAAGGTATCAGCGTTATACCGAAGACGTACATAAAGGTAGGCGATACCCCTAAGTCTGTGCTCGTTAGTCCACTCAGGAACCTCAGAAACTAAGTCGCTATCTGCCACTTGGTCAGGGGAACCTAAGTGTTTATTGATACGTACCTTACCGTCAAACCTGTTGCTTGTACTACCGTCTGGGAGTTCTACCTCACGGACGTTACCATCGCTCTCCAGATCAGTAACTTTTGCGTCGTTAATGTAAATCTCCTCAAAAGAGTCAATCTCATGTCCTGTGAAGGCTAGAACTCTGTGAAGATACCTGTTACTCCCACCAGTAGTGCTATCGAATACACGAGCGCCACCAACCTTAGCCTCACCATAGATAACCTGATGATCTAGGGCAGAGCCATTCTGAGTTACCTGATAGCCCCTGTTACCGCCAGTAGAGGGTTTAGGGGTGAGGGCATTAAGGGCTGCACCAAGGGCTGTGGTTACGAGGAAGTGAGAAAATGCAGAGCCTAGTATAAAAGCCCCCGTACCTGCGGCAACCGCTGCGCCTGTAGATAAAGTAGAAAGTAAAGCCATACCCGCAGAAACAGCCATGTTAATCTCCTATGTATTTAGAGTATAGAGTCTCTGAAGGGGAGAACTTAAGGAACTCCATCAGTTTATGAAAAGGTTTGTGATTCTTAGTATTAACCACCAACACAGATACGCCATCTTCTTTAAGCATCTTCTCAGCGAACTTAATCAGTTTGATACCTGTGAAACCTTTTCTGTGGCTAGGTGCCAAGTAGATCAAGTCGTTCTTAGCAAACAGGTGGTCTTTATAGTGGAGGTGTGGCGATACAAAAACAACGAAGTAGCCTACAAGAACGCCTTCATCTCTAGCAGTAAAGATGTCCAACTTACCCTGCTCCTGTAGTGCATAGTAAGCATCCCAGTCAGGGTTAATCTTAATCTTGTCTTTGTTTAGTGCTGCCTCTTCCCAGTGGGACTCAAGCAAACCTTTAGCATCCTCGACCACACTATCCAGAAACTCTTGTTGATACTTAACTGCCACTCTTCCGACCCCACACAATCTCTTTATCCTGCAAGCTCTCAACAAAGTCCAAACCTAGATCACCAGAGTACAAAGACTTCTGATAGGCAGAGGTGAACCTAGCAACCCTAGCTCTCTCAAGGTCAACAAGTTTATTCTCTATCGTAAGCTGTACAGTACAAGTGTCAGCAGTTTCCTCAATGTTCATCTGATCCATATAACCAGAGAAGACTTGAGAGAGGTTCGTACTACCAGCCTCCAGACTAATCCTAGAACCATCTTCCAAGAGGATGTAGTCGGAACTCTCTAGGAGAATAAGACCCTTGGTAAAGTTACCAAAGTAAATGTTAGCCTTACGTCCCTGATAAGGTTCACTGAGAGCCAGAGACAGCACATCTTGAGGGATGCCACTAAGAGTAAGAGAAGCCCCTTTAGCTGCAATCTCTGTGGTCTCCTCAACAGAATCAACCTGAAGCATAGACCCTGTACCGTACCAAGAGTTGCCTTGATAAACCAGAGTACCATAGCCAGTCCATAGCCTTAGTACCTGTCCACCATCAAACAACATTTCTACAGCAAAGAAAGGGTATAGGACATCATCATCCAAACTATCAATAGTAGACTGTGAAATATCTCTTGTTGACATCCTTTATTCCTTTACCTATTCTGTACGATCTGCTGCTTCTTGGAGAGGTGTTAGGTCTTGTTCTTCAGTCCAGAAGTCTTTACCTAGTATGATCTCAAGGTGATCTTTGTTACGCTGGATAGTATCTAGGTCTTCTTCTAGGACAGTCTCCTCTGCGTCATACATTCGATGAATGAGACCTACGCTGTGCATAGCAGATGCGTAAGTTTGCTCTACGTCTACCGTTTCGATTTCTTGTGTTTCTTCAGCCATAGTATTTTCCTTTTAGAGTTATTTAGCTACCCAGCCAGTGTTACCTGTGCCAGATTCCTTGACGTATAGGGTAGTTCCTGCGCCACCTGTGCTGTCAGTGTACATAGAACCAACACCAGCAGTTACTACACCTTCAGGGGAACCTGCTGAACTGTACCACTTGGTGTCACCTGCACGAATGGCGATCTGGTTGTCTGCTGTAGGAGATACGGCCTCTGCGCTGTGGCCAAGAGCGGTGTTGGAGCTACCTGTAGTGTTGCTAAAGAGTGCATCCCTACCACTAGCGGTGTTGTTAGAACCTGTAATGTTTTCAAAGAGTGCCCTATAACCATTGGCAGTGTTGCTGTCACCTGTAGTGTTGCTACGGAGAGCATTATAACCACTAGCTGTGCTTTGAGTACCTGTAATGTTGTTATAGAGTGCCTGATAACCACTAGCTGTGTTTTGAGCACCTGTAGTGTTTTTGAAGAGGGCCTCCCTACCACTAGCTGTGTTTTGAGTACCTGTAGTGTTTTCAAAGAGTGCCCTATAACCATTGGCTGTGTTGTTAGAACCTGTAGTGTTTTCAAAGAGTGCCCTATAACCACTAGCTGTGTTTTGAGTACCTGTAGTGTTGTTAGAGAGAGCTTGATAACCACTAACAGTATTCGTAGAGACACTCCCTGCACCACGACCAACAGTCAGACCATTGATCTCTGCGTCACCTGTGACTTCTACATTAGTAAATAACTCATTAACTGTGATCTTCTTAGTCGCTGACCCGCTTATATCTACAACAGGGATTACGTCATTAGCTTTATCTACGTCAGCACCAGTGATGCTAGAGAGTTCAGAGATTTTCTTATCTGCCATGCTCTTATCCTGTGATTACTTCTACGGCTTCAAAAGAGATACCGTAGGAACTAGCGTTGTTAATTGACCAAGAAGATACATTCTGGTTCAACCTGAATACACCCTTCGGGCTATCCGTGACTGCTGTAGCTGAGGTGTAGTCAGACCTGAGTGCTGGCCATATCTCTAGTTCTCCGTCACCAGTTTGGTCTAAAAGAACCTGATGTAGTTTAGCTGCGGAACCTGCACCCAATTGGATGTAGTCCCCTGCTAACAGAGAACCCGTCATAACTACACTGACGGTCTCATCTCCAGCACTACCTGTGACAGCACATGAAGTAACTGTACCACGTGGTGATACATAGTCAGGGTCTCCTAAGAGGAAGGTGCCTGTTTGACCCTTAAGAGCCACAAGCATAGCCTTCCACTCAGCAGCCTTGTCCCTACGCACCGAGGGAATAGTGACTGAGGCTTCCCACTTCTGACCTGTGTGGGCGATAACCTGCTGTTTATAAGTAAAAGGAGACTGAGAGGTGGATACCGCATTAACTGCACGTAACTCAATACTCTCAATCCCAATAGTTGTAGGTGTATCTAGTGG